TTGGACCCCATTCAACTCAAGGGGGTCCCTCATTTCCCCATTGTATCACATATTCTTGTACTTGTCAAGTAGAAAATAGTACAATTATAATAATGTAAATATGTAACATTTTTATTTGCAAATAGTATTGACATATAGGCGCAAGTATGTTATATTATAATTGTCAAAAGGAAAGAAACAAAAAAATAAAGAAAAAGGAGAAAAAAGATATGAACATTTACACAATTATTTCAAAAGAAGCAACCGAAAAGTATGCGGACACGTATTTAGCATACAATTATTACGAAAAAACTGTCGAACGTATTAAAGAAAAGGCTAGAACTGGATATAAAGTTTTATGTGAGTATTTCAATGGTTCAACAACTAGAACAGGGTTATGTGTAGTTTCAGAAGATAGAGCCATTGAAGTATTAGGATTAAACAACTATGACGGAAAACGAGTTCTTGCCATGATGTATGAATTAAAATTAACAGAACGTCAGAACGGAATGGTAGTAATTTAATAATGTAAAGTATAGATTTTATATTACGTCATAACATAATTTAATAGCAAAAGAAAAGTAATAGGAGAAAATAACATGTTTAGAATTTATAAGGTAGACCCAAAAAAGAGCTTACACGATATAATGTTTGACGCATGGGAGCAACATCCAATAGTATTTATCAATGGAATACCGTATAGAACATTATTGTTTACACTTGCGTATGATTTCGAAAATGATAGTTATGAAATCTATAAAAAGAGCGACAGTTTAGAGTTGCCGATTGCAATTTATACTGCACAAGACATTAAAGAAGTAATTGCTTACGAAAAGATTGTTAAGTTTTCACGTGAAACAGATTGAAAGGAGTGCAATATGAAATTATCATTTTTATTAGAAAATTACCGTGAAATTTATTCTATAACGTTTAAAGATAAAACATATGCTTTATTTGAATACCGTGAATATAACCCATATATTAAACGTTTAGTTGTAAATGTAAACGATTTGGTATTTACACAGGTAGATAATTGTTCGTTTACTGACTACGTTTATTGCCCAAAATGTCATCAATGGAAAGAATTAGAAAGGGGTTGAAAAATATGATTATAGTTAAAGCAGTAAGAACAGTGTTTATAGCGCAAGGGCATATTGATTTTGGTGGAACGCCTAACGACTGTACTATAACAAAAGAATTTATATATGATTCTGAAAAAATACCAAGTTCTAAAGATTTATTAAATTTTTCTAATTGGAATATAGAACATGTCAATTTTAATAAAATTGTTTCACGTGAAACATACGAAATAAAATTATCAATGACATTTAATGAGTTTTATAAATTTGCACACGTAGATAATATAAAGAAAAAAGGAGATATAATATGTTTAATTTAACCAACTTTACATCCGCATTAAACGATATGGGAGTTAAGGTATTAATACCATTTGACGATTTTTCTGTTTGGTTATTTAAAGGAAAATATGGTATAACACTTACAAAACAAGAAATTGATAAATTAATGAAAGAACTAGGTGTAGATAGTGCAATACAAATTATAGGATTACTAGCAATAGCAAAAGGTGAAGTAGAAGAAATAAAAGAAAGAAAACTGATATAGAAAATTCAAACATTGTTAAAAAATTAACCAGTGTACCAGAAAAAGGAGAAAAAACAATGACAGTTAAAGTAGAAAAAACAATGGCAGTATTTTTTGCAAATAAGGTTAGAAAAGCATTACACAAAAAAATTAAAGGCTATTCAAATTGTTGGATACAGGATGATGTTTTGGTTGCTGACATTCAACCATTAGGTATTTACACTTATCATTTTACAATATCGGAAATTTCAAAACACATTTCCAATGGCTTAACTGTTGAACAGGTTGCAAAAGATATAATAAAAGGCTATAAAGATTATATCTTATCCGAACACTTTTATTTTAAATAATTCAATAAAGTATTGACATTAACTACAAAATATGTTACTATAAAAAAGTAATTAGGAATATCAAGTTACATTTGCCACAGGTGTGACGGTAACCAATCCGTCCACCTAAACCCCATGAATAGGTAGCAAAGAGGCAATGCGCCGTTAATATCAGCTATTGATATTTCCATGCAGTGTAAAATTACACTGAGGTCGAGGACATCGGTTATCGTGGGTTCGATTCCCACCCTATTCATTGCCCTAATAAAAGGGTAGTCGCATAAAAATACAAAAAATTAAAGAAAAAGGAGAAAAAAGCTATGGCAAGATTACCAATGGTAACACGTACCATCACAACAACAAAAGTCAATGTTCTTTGTTTAGACATTGAACATGCAGAACCATGTAACAAGGTTGTTACAATACCACGTACTTACAAAGATGAGGAAACAATTCTGAAAAAGGTAAAGCCTCTTTTGGAAACTGAATTATTGAAAGTCGTACATGTTGTAGGAACTGAAACAGAGGAAACGCTTTACGGTATGACAGAACAGGAATTTGTAGAACTTGCGCACCCTCTGCTAGACAGAACAGGAAAAACAGAAGAAACAGCAACCAAAACAGAAAACTAATAATTAAAGGAGAATAAAACTATGATTACAATTAAAGTAACATCAAGAGAGTTTACACCAGTAGAGAAGTATCTTATGACAACATCCCCCGATATTAAATCAATGAAAGATGTAGCAGATGGCGAAAAAATCACAGTTGACGGCTATCTTACATTTGATGATGTGAAAGAAAAAACAGGTGAAGTTGTAGAGGTGCTTAGCATTATTACACCAGAGAAAAAAGTGTTTAGTTGCCAGTCAGCAACTTTTAAACGTTCAATCAGTGACATTCATGGCGTAATGGAAACCACACCATTTACAGTTATTAAAATTAGTGGTAAAACAAAAGCGGGCAGAGATTTTATCAATTGTGTTCTTGATGTGGAGTCAATCTGATAAAAGTTGATTTAACAGGGGGGGCAACCCCCCTTATTTTATTAAAGGGGTGAAATTATGGCAAAGAAACGGAAACAAACAGAAACAGAAAAGTTATACTCAAAACAACTAAAAAGAATCAAACAATTTATTCGTCGAGCAGAAAAACGCGGATTTATATTTAAAGAAGATATAATTCCAAAAAAGCCTAAAAAAGTAACAAAAGCAAGTGTAAGAAAATTAGAGAAATTAACGCCAGAAAAGTTATATAAAAAATCGTTATATGTAGAAGAATCGACAGGTGAAATTGAAGAAGCACAGAAAAGACGAAAAGAAGAAAGAAAACAAAGTGCTAGAAAAGCCGCTAAAACTAAAAAAGAAAGACAGAAACAACGCCGTAGTTGGTCTTTTAAAGATGCAGAAAAACACCGTGAGCAACTACCATCAGAGGGAAAAGAAGTCTTTAAAAATATAATAGATGATTTTGTAAGTAGGTTACAAATTGATACAAGTTGGGTAGGAAGAAAAAGGCGCAGACCTGTAGCACTACAAGAAACTATACGTTCACAAAGTTTATTATTAACTTTAATTAATCAGCAAATAGCGTTATTCGGTGAAGAAGAAATCGGAAATAGATTACAAGCAAATGCAGATAAACTATCTGAACTAATAACTATAGTATTATGGGACAGTAAAGCAGAAGCAATACAGTCAGCAACTAGATTATTTATGGAAATATTGACAGGTAATAGTTTAACGCCCTCACAGTTACAAGATTTAGATTTAGAATCAGAATATAATGAGGATTTTGAACAACCAGAATGAAACAACGTGAATATCGTTATTTTATGGGTGATTTTGAAACAACTGTGTACAAAGGGCAAGTAAACACAGAAGTGTGGGCTAGTGCGCTTGTAGAGTTATTTAGTGATAAAGTCACAATTCTGCATAGCATAGCCGAAACTTTTGATTATTTAGTATCATTAAATTGCAACGTTGTTGTTTATTATCACAACCTAAAATTTGATGGTGCTTTTTGGTTATCATATTTATTAGTTGATAAAAAATTTACACAGGCATATGACAAAATTGGGGACAAAGAAACTGACGTAAAATGGAAACAACAATTTAAAATGTTTAACAATACATTTAAATACTCCATATCTGATAGAGGGATGTGGTATTCTATCATAGTAAAGGTAAAAAACCATTTTATAGAAATACGTGACTCTCTTAAACTTTTACCATTTTCCGTTAAAAGAATAGGTGAAAGTTTTGGTACAAAGCATAAAAAATTAGATATGGAATATACTGGCTTTCGTTATGCTGGGTGTGAGATAACAAAAGAAGAACAAGAGTATATAGCGAATGATGTTCTTGTAGTGAAAGAAGCACTAGAAATTATGTTTAAACAAGGACATAATAAATTAACCATAGGCTCATGTTGTTTGGAAGAATATAAAAAAATATGTCGGTCATCTTTAGAAATTCAATTAGATTACGCCGAAATGTTTCCTAATCTATATGATTTTAAAATTGATAAACAAGAACACAAATATGATAATGTTGGTGATTGGTTACGGAAATCATATAGGGGTGGCTGGTGCTATTTAGTAAAAGGAAAAGAAAACAAAATAAAAACGAATGGGACAACGGCTGATGTAAATTCCCTTTACCCCTCTATGATGAGTAGTAAAAGTGGAAATAAATACCCTATAGGTTTGCCAAAATTTTGGACTGGAAATTTTATTCCAGAAGAAGCGCTAAAAGAAAATATGTATTACTTTGTAAGAATAAAAACAAGGTTTTACATAAAAGATAACTTTTTACCATTTATACAAGTAAAGGGAGATTTAAAATATAAAGGTACAGAATCACTAGAAACTAGTGACGTGTATAACCACGATAACGACGATTATTTTCCTTATTATGTAGATAAAGAGGGAAATATACAACAAGCCAAAGTTGAACTAACTTTAACTATGACAGATTATCAACTAATAAAAGAGCACTATGAGCTAGTTGATTTTGAAATCCTTGATGGGTGTTATTTCTATTCTATGGTTGGTATTTTTGACGAATACATCAACAAATACGCTAAGATAAAAAAGGAAAGTAAAGGTGCGTTAAGAGAGTTAGCAAAGCTATTTTTAAATAACCTATATGGGAAAATGGCAAGTAGCACCGATTCTTCTTTTAAGATTGCATACGTGAAAGACGATAAATCTATAGGATTTATGCAAGTAGTAGAAAACGAAAAGAAGCCGGGTTATATTGCTATAGGCTCTGCTATTACATCATATTCAAGAAATTTTACAATACGAGCTGCACAGAAAAATTATTATGGAGCAGAAAAAAGGGGGTTTATATACGCAGATACAGACAGCATACATTGTGATTTATTACCGCAAGAAATAAAAGGAATTGAAGTAGACGACAAAGAATTTTGTTGCTGGAAATTAGAAAGTTGTTGGGATAAAGCTATATTTACAAGGCAGAAAACTTATATTGAACACGTTACACACGAAAATCTTATACCATTAGAAGAAAGTAAACAATACAACAATATTAAATGCGCTGGAATGCCGAAAAAATGCAAAGATTTATTTGAACTGTCAATGCAAGGTACAGCTGATGTAAATGAAAACTGGAGTGATGAAGAAAAAGAATTTTTATTTTATAAAAACAACAAGCCGATTGTTAGAGATTATAGAGACTTTAAAGTTGGGTTGAAAGTGCCAGATAAGCTTAGACCAATTCGCATACGTGGAGGCGTATTACTTGTGAATATTACTTATGAAATGAGGTAAAAATATGACATATGGTGAGTTATTAGGTTTTCTAATAGAAGAATGCGATAACACAGACTGTGAGCATTGCGTTTTAGAGGAAACATGCAAAGAGTACAACACAACGCCAGAAAAAACTAAAGAGTATTTAATAAAATGTGAAAAAGAAATATAAAATAAAATAGCGTGAGGAGAAGAAAAAACTTCTTTACTCACGCTATTTCTATATCTGTAACTTTTGCACCATTTAAAGCGGTCAGCGAAACCGAAAAGTAAACAGGCAGTATTTTTTCAACTGTGCTTTCCTGTTTATTCATTAATGGAAACAAAAGCAGATACCTAATAACTTAAAGCTGATAACACAGCTTCCTTGCAACGCATATCTTTAAATCGAAAACAACCATGCTCAAAGAAATAGCGCAAATTCGATAAAAAGAAATCATTACGTTTCAACATAACATAATTTATATTATGGTCGTCAGTCGTGACTGAAATTCTAGTTAAAAAAGAACTATCTGCCTTGTCGTCACAGTAGATTAGACCACTTTCAGTATATTCGCGTAACGCAAAGTCACTTCCTTTATATCTTAAAGTACAAAGATATTTTGACTTTCCAGCTGGTTTTTCAACAAAAGCCTTGTTATCATTCAGATACACGCATTCATTACTATAGGCAGTATAGCTATTTTTAGAAAAAGCTCTGTTAAATCCGCTATTTTTTTGCTCTATACTTGCACTTTCAATATATCCCTGTTCAAGTACAAAGCCGTCCCCCCTTAAAAACTTTGTGTCGTCTTTGAGCCTACTAGAAATGCCCATTTCAACATAGTATGGATTTATAATGCTGACTGGATTGCTTAACATATAAACTGGGACATATCGAACTTGTTCGCCTTGTCCTCTAGCTATGGATGTGTGAATACTTATAAATTTCTTAGTTTCATTATCACAATAGTGATTTGTTTCACTCTGAAATTCATCAAAAATCATGCGCTGAATATCTGAAAATAAGTGACTATATTTTTTGATTTGATCTGCATTGTTTAAACTCAAAGCATACCCGCAACTTTTTTCATTCAAAAACAACTCTTGAAACGTTCCTTTTGCTCTTCTTTTCGATGTCATAGTATAACTAGGAAAGAATAAACTACCTAAATCTTTATAGAATTTATCGACAATATCATCTAGTTCATAATTGTACCTATATATAAGTCCAAACTTTTCATTTTTATCAAGAAATCTGTTAATGCATAGTCTGCCAAAATAAGTTGTTTTTCCACCAGTACGATTAGTGGTACACATGTATATTTCTGGTTTATTTCCATTTATATCAAGCATAGATAAGAGTTTAGTTCCATCATAATATTTATTCATAAATTTATTTCTCCTTTTCTTATTAAATTATATCACACCTCTTGACATTTTTCAAGATTTAGTTTATAATAAATTAAAATGAATAAGAGAGGAAGTGAAAAAGTATGCAGTTTTACCCTGTTATTATTGCGCTGATTTTTAATGCTCTTGATTTAGTCACTGGAATTATTTCTGCGGTAAAATCAAAAGACATTAAATCAGCAAAACTACGTGATGGCTTATTCAAAAAGGTTGGCTTTATACTTTGCTACCTTGTAGCGTGGTTGATTGACACACAAGGAAAATACGTTGGGTTTCACATTGACGTTGCAATCTTACCTATTATAATTCTTTACGTGTGCACAACAGAATTAGTTTCAATTCTGGAAAATATCAGTAAAATTAACCCAGATATTTTACCAGAAAAATTGATAGAACTATTTCATATTTCAGACATTAACAAGGAGTGATTTTATGAAAGTGTATCTTTCACCCTCTGACCAGTGGAGCAATATTGTTGCTGGTGGGAAACATTCAGAAGCTTTTCATTGTATCAAGATTGCAGAGTATGCTAGAGCCTATTTAGAGTTGAATGGGTATGAAGTTAAAGTAGGTTCATCAGTTAAAGAAAATACCTATAAAGACCGAGTAAAAGAAAGTAACGAATGGGGGGCGGATTTACATATTCCTATTCACACGAATGCTGGTGGTGGTCATGGAACTTTAATGCTGTGTTATCCTACTAGAGTAAACAATAAATATGTAAGAAGTATTTACAATGAAGTTTCAGAACTTACCCCAACAGAAGATAAAGGAATCCAGACAGCTAATCTGTATGAAATTAACGCCACAAAGTGTGTTACCGCTTACATTGAATGTGAATTTCACGACAATGAAGTTACCGAAAAATGGATTGATGAACACGAAAAAGAACTAGGTAGAGCGATTGCAAAAGGCGTTTGCATTGCAGATGGGAAAATCAAGTTTGAAGAAATGGCAAAACCACGGAAAATTTATAAAGTGCAAGTTGGTGCGTTCCATATTAGAAAAAACGCAGAAAAGCTGAAAAAAGAATTGACTGATAAGGGGTACAACTGTTATATTGTAGAGGGATAACATGCCAGACATTAATAAATCTTATTCGTGGGCTATTGAAACATGCAACGCACCAAACGTAGGATATAGTAATGCATATCGAAACCAACAAACAGTCGGTGGAATCACATATTATGATTGCAGTTCATTTATAAACTATGCGTTACTAGCTGGTGGGTTTGAAACTCCTAATTACGCACCAAATCACAACTCATTTACAACCTATGATGAAGCAGAAGTGTTATTGTCGCTAGGTTTTACAGAAGTATCTGCAACTGGAGAGTATTTGCCCGGTGACATAGGTTTAAACCCAACGCACACAGAAATGTGCTATCAAGGTGGACAAGGTTCTGGTATTTTCATGGGCGCGCACACAGACAAAAGACCGCTGGCAGACCAAGTAAATATCAGTCCTTATACATCATCATTTCAGAGGTTGTTTCGGTATGGTGATGGTGGTGTAACTGGGTATGGTGCAAGCATTTATGTTGTATCCGCTATGTGCGGTAATTTTTGGCAAGAATCAAACATTAACCCTGGAGTTTGGGAAAAAGAACCGCACGACTGGACAGCGTTAAATGTTGGGTATGGGTTAGGTCAATGGACGAACACCGGTGGCGACACTCACGGAAGACTTTATCAGTTACATGACTGGTTGCAAACAAATGGCTATGCAGATGATGACGGAAACGGACAATGTGCGTATATCGTACACGAAAATGTGTGGATGCCGAAAACTGGGTATCAAGAGTACGCTACACTGGAAGATTTTTTAAAGTCAACTAGCACTGACATTGAAAGTCTGACGCATTATTGGAATATGTGCTGGGAGGGAATACACGATTCGTCATGGGATTACAGAGTGGAGCGAGCAAAAGCGTGTTATGAATTTATATCAGCAAATGCAAATAGCACTACAATCACTAATTGGGTAACAAAAGACGCTTATTTAACAGAAGCAGAAATATTTAATAACGCTGTGATGTTATACCGCTATTTCAGTGCTGGTGGAGGTGGAGGTGGGTTACCATCAAAAAGAAAAACAAAATTACCACTTTATATGATGATACGTTATTTTTAAATGTTTCACGTGAAACAATTTTATAAGAAAAAGGAGACGATAATATGTTATTTACGAAAGGGAAGTACAAACATGAAACTGGTTTTGAAATTATGGTAACAGAAAACGGTGATATTCTTATTTCACCAGACCATCCGCTTTCTTTAAGATTATCGGAAATTTTCGATAAAAACAAGTGGACAAAAGTTGAGTAGGGGGTTATAATATGGGTGTAAAAAATAAAGAGGAAATTTTAGAAGCAATCAAAACAAGAGTAGGAGATAACACAGATGACGAAACGATTTCACTTCTTGAAGATGTTAGTGACACGTTCACCGACTTAGAAACAAGGGCAAATGGTGACGGTGAGGACTGGAAAACAAAATACGAAGAAAATGATAAATTGTGGCGAGAACGTTATACGAATCGTTTTTTCAGTAAAGAACCAGAGCCAGACCCTAAACTAGACCCAGAACCAGAGCCAGAAGTGAAAAAAACATTTTCAGATTTATTTAAGGAGGGTTAAATATATGCCTAGAAGAGTTGCTGTAAGTACATTAAACGCAACAACAATGGACATTCTAAACGTTATCAGACAGAACGCAAGTTATGATTATCAGCAGAATGTGCCAGAAGTTACAAAGACAACTGATATTCCGAAAGTAGGTGAAGTAATTTATGGTACACCAGCTTTTACAAATCAGTTTATCAATGCACTTGTAAATCGTATCGCAATTGTACGAATGCAGAGTGCAACTTTTAACAATCCATATGCAATTTTAAAAAAGGGTTATCTTGAATTTGGTGAAAGCGTGGAAGATATTTTCATTTCCATTGCAAAAGCAGTTGATTTTGATGTTGAAAAAGCACCAAAAAGAGAATTTAAGAGAACACTTCCAGGCGTAAGAAGCGTATTTCACACAATGAACTGGCGCGTTGTCTACCCAGTTACCATACAGGATGAAGATTTAAGACAAGCTTTTCTTTCAATTGAGGGCGTGCAGAACCTTATTGCAAAAATCGTTGATTCTGTTTACACTGCCGCTGAATATGACGAATTTTTGTTGTTTAAGTATCTGTTAATTAAAGCTATTAGTCACGGAAAAATGTTTCCTATTTCTACTGGACAGGCGAACGATTTAACAGATGCTGCTGTTAAATTTAGGGGGACATCGAATCTTTTACCGTTTATGTCATCAAACTATAACGAGTCTGGTGTTAAAACAAATACACCAAAAGACAGACAGGTTATTTTCATGGATGCAACATTCAACGCAGAATTTGATGTATCTGTTCTTGCTTCAGCTTTCAACATGGAAAAAGCAGATTTTATGGGTAGACTGTTTCTTATTGATAGTTGGTCAGAGTTTGACAACGAACGTTTTGACGTTATCAGAGAAAATTCAGACGGTATTGAAGAAATCACAACAGCTGAGTTAAATCTGATGAAAGACGTAAAGGCGGTATTACTTGACGAAAATTGGTTTCAAGTTTACGACAACAATAACAAGTTCACAGAAAAGTATGTAGCTAGTGGTTTGTATTGGAACTATTTCTACCACACATGGAAAACTGTTTCTTACTCGCCATTTGCGAACGCTGTTGTATTCGTTCAGAGTACAGCAACAATCACTTTACCGACCGAATTAACAGTTGAAATTATCAGCAAAGACCACAGTGAAGAAGCTACCGTATTTGCTTTAAGTGCTGATAGTGATGGAGCTAGTCTTGAACCTAACAGTGTTCATTTTGTTCAGGATGAAAGTACAACTACAAATGGTATCGCAATTCAGAGATACGGTGCTGTTATTATTCCAGCTAGTAAAGCCGCTACCGAAATTACATTGGTGGCAGAGGTTAATGGACAGACCTATAAGGGTGCTACAAGTATTTCAAGTGCTAACAATGTTGGTGACACTGTTACAATGAACAAAGCGTAAATAAGTGTACTAGGGTGAGTTAATAACTTACCCTAGACTTTTGAAAGAGGTTAATATATGTATATAGAACCTAATAGCAATATTCGTATTTTAAAAGACGTTCCGTTAGATAAAACATTCGACCATACAATATATTTTAAAAGTGCTAGTGCACAAGCTAGTTATTTCATGGGTTTACAGAAATACAATTTGAATAATTACACGTACCAGAGAGTTAAGCGTGGTTATGCTAGGGTTGGAATAAAAGCTGATAATTTGTATGACTGTAATTATATGATATTTCAAAATACTTCGTATGGTAATAAATGGTTTTACGCGTTTATAACTTCTGTTGAGTATTTAAACAACGAATGTTCGCAGATTGAATTTGAAATTGATGTAATGCAGACGTGGTTTTTTGACTACAGTTTAGACCAATGTTTTGTTGAAAGAGAACACACCGTAACAGATAATATTGGTATTCACATTGAGCCAGAAAACGTGAATTTAGGCGAGTATGTGTTTAACGATTACAAAGATTTATCTGTTGCGCTGAATAAACTTGCTGTTTTTGTTGCTGTTAGTGACACTGATGAAGCACCTAATGGAACTGTTTATGACGGTGTGTATGGAGGTTGTACCTTACACGCATATCCACTGGATAAACCGGAATCAATAAACACTCTTTTAACAAAATACGCACAGAAACCGGACGCAGTTGTGGCTATGTATATTGCGCCAGCTATTGCTACAGGTAGTGTTATACCAGATGAGGGAATGACAATTGTTTTTTCAAAAAATGCGTATTCGTTTAATAGTTCAAGTGGTGCGGTAAGTGATGAAATGAAAATAGATGGATATAAACCGAAAAATAAAAAACTATACACATACCCATATAATTTTTATTGTATTACAAATGCTGGAGCTTCTTCACTAAATTTAAGGTATGAGTTTTTTGAAAACCTAACGCCAGCATGGAATATAACTGTACCAATGACAATGCCTATTCAATGCGTATTAAGACCACGTAATTACAAAGGAGCTGAACTAAATTTAAACGAAACATTAACGTTAGCTAATTACCCTATGTGTTCATGGAGTACAGATGCTTTTCGGGCATGGTTGGCACAAAACACCATACCATTAGTCACAGAAGCCGGTGTTAAAATGATTAGTGGGTATTTAGGAGGTGGAGTAGCTGGTTCAGCTTTAAATGTAGCTAATACTGTTATGTCGGCACTTTCACAAGGTTATGAAGCTTCTATTCAAGCTGATATTGTTAAAGGTAATATTAACAACGGAAATAACAATGTGGCTAGTGGGTTACAATCATTTTATGGTGGTAGATGTTCAATCACTTCCCAATACGCCAGAATGATTGATGATTATTTCACCGTTTATGGGTATGCAGTAAAAAGGGTAAAAATACCTAATAGAAATAGTAGACCACACTGGAATTACGTTAAAACATTGGGTTGCACTATTACTGGTAGTATTCCGGGAGATGATGCTAAAACCATATGTGATATTTATAATAGCGGTATTACATTCTGGAAGAATGGTTCTGAAATAGGGAATTATAGTTTAGACAACAGTCCACAAGGGGGTGAATAAATGGGAAATAGAAAAAGAGAAAAAACACTGTTTGGTGAAAGTGCTACTGTAAACAATCTCACGTATATGCAGTATTTAAACAGATTAACAGAGTTAAGCGTATCAATGTTTGAATGGAAAAATTTGCCTCCAACAGTAGATGCAAGGTATCTGGAATTGCATTTATTTGAGACTGGGAGTATGGTCTATTTTAATGATGAAGTGATAGGTAATCTTTGTTTAGACTGTTTACCAAGTGGCAGATTAGACGTTTACGGAAATCCAGTGTTAAGACGCGCGTATTCTGGCTATAATAATTATCAGAAATTACTGAAAGAAAGCAACAGTGTTATTATCTGGAATAACTATTTGCACACTAATTCTATTTTAGAGGTAAAAATGTTTGCAAAAAGATTGTACAATCTGGACAGAATTATAGATGTAAACGCTAATGCACAGAAAACACCAGTGCTAATACAGGGTACAGAACAACAGAGGTTGACTTTAAAGAATTTATATAAAGAGTTTGACGGAAATTCACCGTTTATATTCGGCGATAAAAACCTAGATTTAAATTCCTTAAAATGTTTACAAACAGGTGCTCCATATGTTTGTGATAAGTTGTACAATTTAAAACAAATGTATTGGAATGAAGCGTTGACCTATTTAGGAATTAATAACACTGGTGCACAGAAACGTGAGCGAATGTTAGCAATTGAAAGCTCACAGGCACAGGGTGGAACAATTTCAAGTAGGTATTCCAGATTACAGAGTAGAAGAGAAGCTGTTGAAAAAATCAATGCTATGTTTGGCACTAATATTGAAGTCAATTATAGAGAAGATTTCATGAGTATCTATGAGGGGCAAGGGACTGATACCACAGAGGGAGAAAGTGAGGTTGTGTTAAATGAGTAAGTATACAACTGAGGTTCGTTTTATCTGTGAAAGTAAGTCGGGTCTTGAAAATTCTAAAGGGTGCGATGATGTTGACGAAATTTTAAATAATAGCTGGAATAAAATTTTTACAACAAAAGCTGAAATTTTTGATGAAAATTACAGAGCTGTTATTTGCAAGAAAATTTTAAAACATTATTATTTAAGGGAGATATGTTCTGAAACTGTTGGTGTTTGGAAGTTGTGGTTAAATACAAGATTAGAAGAGATTTTACCGTATTATAACCAGCTTTACAAAAGTGCTTTGTTAGAATTTAACCCATTGTATGATGTGAATATTACAAGAACGCATAATAGAACTATTGACGAAAATAAAACAGAAAACGGAACTAGCACAGAAACAAGTACAGATAAAAATAGTGGAAGTGGTACAAGGGATAATACTACAAGTGGTACTAATAAAAATAGTGGTACAAGTAGTGTTACTGACAATGGGTCTAGTAATAGCAAAGACTTGTACAGTGATACTCCACAAGGGGCTTTAACTGGGGTTGAAACTGAAACATATTTGACTAATGCTAGAAAGATTACTAATACAGATAGCAGTACAAGTGAAAGTACTAATAGTGGTAATGGTGAATATAAAGATACTGGAAACGTTAAATATACTGATACAAGTGAAAGAGCAAATACAAAAAATGGAAGTAATAGCAATACTGGAACGGTGAATAATACGGAAGAATATTTAGAAAGTGTTAGCGGTAAACAGGGTAGTGGAAGTTATAGCGGAATGCTGAAAGAATACCGTGACACATTTCTGAATATTGATAGAATGGTTATTGCTGAATTTGATGATTTATTTTTCGGGTTATGGTAAAGGAGAAAAAGTATGAGTGATGAAAGAACGATAAAACCTAATCCGCCAGCTGATTTTACACCACAGCTGGGCGATTATAAGCCGTTGCAACCTTTTAGATACTGGTGCCAGAAAGTGTTACCATTGGTGTATGATGATAGTTTGAGTTATTATGAATTACTGTGCAAAGTTGTTGACTATCTGAATAAGACCATGGAAGATGTTGAAACCTTGCATGGGGATGTTACTAGCTTGCGTAGTGCTTATGAGGAATTGCAGAGTTATGTAAATAACTATTTCGCTACACTTGATGTGCAAGAAGAAATTAATAATAAACTTGACAGCATGGCAAAAGACGGAACTTTAACCAATTTAATAAGAACATATATTGACCCACTTATTAACGAACAAAATAACAAAATTACAGTTCTTGAAAATAGAATGAATACGTTTGCTAGTTTACCAGAGGGTAGTACGAGTGGAAATGCTGAATTAATTGATATTAGAGTACCAGCTAGTGGTTTTAATAACGGTAAAACTTATCCGACAGCTGGTGAAGCTGTTAGAGGTCAAGCTATTTCATTAAAAGACTATATAGAATATTTTAAAGATGATGTTAGCAAAGCATTTAACGTATCAGAAAATATATATAGTCCACATTTATTTGCAAATACAAAGGGCATATCATTAACTATTGCAGATGGAACAGAGTTTACAGATTCTACAACAACAAATGCAATTACAACCGGATATTTTGACACACATGAGGGTGATGTGTGGAGATTTTATCGGTGGAATACCGCCAAGAACAATATTTTTCCTATGGAAATAAGGGTATTCTGGTTTGACGAAAATAAAAAGTATATAAGCGGGGCAACTATAAACGGAGATGTGACAGCTCCTATACGTTCTAGGTATTTACGTTTTACAGAAAAATTTACATTATTATATCCAGAATTAGACGTTATGGTTACTAAAAATTTCCCATTTGGTGTAAATGATTACGAGCCGTATGGTTTTAAACAATTAAAAGAATCATTCTTACCTAAAGAAACATATAAACTACTACAAAAAAGTGGAACACTTCATAATGGTGATTCGTGGGTATTAGAAAATAACAATATCATGGCAAGAAAAGTATTTGTTTTGAGTGGAAATGTAAACACATTTTCTACACTTGAAATGGGTCACGGTACAAAAACCAATACACCGTCAAGCTGGGTAGTCGTGGATAATGAAAATATCACAGTGCACTCAACGCCTACAAATAAAGTAACACTCCAACACGGTTTAACTATTACGAATACAATTCAGCTTATAATTGAAGTAGGAACAAACTATAAGGCAAAAATCACGCTAGTATCTAACGGAGAAAAATACAATACGGAACAAGATTGGGACGGAAACATAGGAAATATTTTTGTTAATAGTATTAACACAGAATTAGGGGATTGTACGGTTTCATGGACTTGCAAAAACTATTCTTCACCAATATGGGCGTATGGTGATAGTTATTTCGGTATGATGAATAAGGCTAGATGGATTGCTCAATTGTTAAGTGATGGGTACGGAACAAATATGCTTATTGACGGATACCCGGGTAGAGCTTCAAATGATGCTTATAATTCATTACAAACTTCATTAAAACATGGCAAACCAAAGTATATATTATGGGCTATGGGCATGAATAACCCAGACAATGATTCATCAGTAAACGAATCATGGAATAATATATTTTATAACGTAAAGAATATGTGTAAAGAAAATGGTATAACACTAATTGGATGTACAATTCCGAATACACCAACACAGTTTAACAGTTACAAAAATAACGTTGTTAGAAATGCTGGAATTAAATATATAGATTTCGCAAAATCAGTGGGTGGTGAAAACAAGGGGGCTTCATGGTATGACGGTATGTTGTCGGATGACCTGGTTCACCCCACTGAAAAAGGTGCTATAACATTATATTTACAGGCATTAGCAGATTTTCCAGAATTAATGAATACTTAACTAAACTAGATTATACCCTATAGTGATTGAGCTATAGGGTATATTTTTTGGCGAGTTAGCAACATTAATATGGTGTACATTTGTCTAAAATAAATCGTGTTATTTTTTCTACTTAACAAGTACACCAATTTGTAATACACAGAAAAATGAGGTACGCCCTTGAGTTGAATGGGGT